GCATCCGGAATGGATCACTCGCTATGGTGTGGAGTTCCTGATGCAGGCCGTGGACGATGTCACTGAAGGCGACACTGACTGGGACGAGATCGGATCATCTGATGTTTCTGCTTATGTGAACTACGTGAAAGATCGACTGGACGATCGCATGGGCAGTCGCGAAGAGATGGCAGATAGAAAACCTTTCGCCGAAGAACCAGTCAAAGAAAGCCTACGCGACGGTGAGTATCATGTGGCCACGGTCACGCTGGATAATGGTGATGTGAAAAAATTCAAAGTGACCTTTGATGAAGATTACACCGACGCCATCAAAAAGTTTTATGCCCGACAGGGCCGTACTGTAAAAAACATCGACATGGATTGGTCAGTGCGATCCGACGTATATGAAAGCAAAGAAGCAGCCACCGAAGACGTGATCTCTGCCGTGAAAAAGAAACTGGGCGACTATCTGAGTGATCTTTCCCGAGAAATCAAGACCGATCCTGATCTCAAAGACAAGATCGAACAACAAGTTGACAAGATCGGACCTGCGGTCAAGACCATCACCACAGATGACGGTCGAGAGATCAAGATACACGGCAACGAAGATGACGGCTTCCGTATCACTATCAAGAACAAGGAGATAAAAACTCCTTTCAAATCTCTGGACGAAGCAGTGATGGCCTCAGAGATGTATTGTGCTCGCCGTAGGCAGCAATCGGAGTCCGCGGACTATATAGAAGAGGCCTGACATGAACCTACTAGAACTATTTGAAAACACAGACCTCCAAAGAATAAAATTCCGAGGCACGGACCATGACATCGGAGAAGAGCGATATGTTTTCGTTATCGACGGTAATCCAGAAGTTTTCAATTTCTCAAGTGATGAGGACGATCCTGATCCCTCTAGCCCCAGCTTTGAAGAAATTCTGGCCCGAGTGCAGAGAAGCGGGGCAGTGGCACATCATCGAATCACGCCAGCGGAACAACAGGCCATGGCCAAGAAGATCGCGGCCGAACGCCAGCGGTATCTAGATCAACGCCAGCAAGGTGTCTCGGAAGCCATGAAGCCCAGCGACATTCCTCCCTCCATGCGGCAACGACTCACCATGCGTGACATCGAAGCCGAGCGTCCGCAGGGTGCTTTCCGTTTCCGGGTGATCACTCCACAGGGTGATCGGATCGACTTCATGGACCAAGCGGCCGCAGAACAGCGTGCCCGGGCCACGAGAGGCCGTGTGGAGCCTATCAATCCGCAACCACAGGGCATTCCAGATCGTCAGAGATATCGCGTGAGAGATCCACAGGGTTCGCGGCCGGCGGCCACTTTCACTGATCGCAAACAGGCCGAACGTTATGCCTCGGCCAAAAATCTTCCGGTAGAATTTATCCCAGAATCTGGAAAAAAAAATGCTCGCATCGAACGCATACTCAAACAACTACGGGCCAAGCATCCTCAGGCCGAAGATGATCTCGAAGCACTGATTTTTGACTTCCGTACCCAACAAGGACAGGATCGTCGAGACATCGCACGCCTGGATCAAGAAAATGACATCGAAGAAGAAGACATCCAGCGTCTGGAAAAAATGCTCGATGTGCTGCGACGTCGGAACGGCCTGGTGGCTGCTGGCCAGACAGAATAACAATAAATCAAGGAGCTGCCCACATGAAAACTTACACTTTCCGAGCCTGGGTCACGATACGTGGCAACAAAGTCTACAAAGAACTCACATTCACTGCAGGCTCATGGCAAGACGCACGAAAGATGCTGAGTGATGCCATGAAAGCTAACGCCTGATTTGATGCGATTCCACGAATTCTCCAATCGCCAGACAGTCAACGAACTCACGTTCAAAGGCAGCCAATGCACCAAGGACTGTAGTGGACATCGTGCCGGATACGAATGGTATCGACGCAAACGACGCACACCTGTTTCACGGAGCCCCAGTTTCGACAAAGGTGCGGCTTTGGCCGCGGCAGGAAAATGAGTTTTTTAGTTGCCAACGTGCCTCCCATCAAGTGTTTCGTACGACGAGAATTCTTGTACGATCATCAGCAGGGCCACGGAGAATTAGAACCTTGTTACTGGGTCACCATAAAGGCCATCAAAGGCCAGGCCTTCCGCATAGAATGCATGTTAACTGACTATGGTGCTCTCTATGACAAACTGCCTATCTCTGCCTATGTATGGCAGCCAGTGGATCCAGAAAACATGCTGGATCTTGATCACCTGCAGATCTGGGACTGCTTGGGCTACAACATGGCCGTGATAGAAAAGTCCAATCTACGAGGATTGAAAGTCAAATACTATGGCAAGGATCGATTGTTCTATTTTGGTCAATACTTGTTCACAGTGGATTTCGCCGAGCCAGATTCCAACTGCCTGGATGTGACATTCACAGAAGGTGTGCAGGAACACAAGAGTTACAACTTCATACGTCTGGACAATGGCCAGTTTGCTTGCCAACCCAACAATCGCTGCCTTTGGTATGACGTGAGCCTGGTGCCGGCAGTGCTGAAGACTCCGGATTTCCGTATACCCACAGAAACCTATTCAGTGGAAAACAAGGCCAAATGGACAGCAGGTGGTGACGCCAGTTGGTTCTATCGTGGTACTGATATTGATTGACCAAGAAGCAGTGTTTGCAATCTCTATATTGGTGTGCTACAATTAAACAATGAGCGATCGACGAGAAACCTACATCTATGAAAGCCCAGATCGCGGTGACACCGTGTATCGCCGCAGGGCCGGATCCAATCAGAGAGAATTGGTCCAAGAGGGACCGTTGCGTAAAAAAATGCTACGCAGCCAACTATGGCGGGACATCTTTGATGCCGCAGAAACGGATTCAGTGTTACAGGAAATGATCAACAAGATAGAAGTGTACCACACACTGAAGGATTCACCTTAGGACCGTTAGTGCTACGGTGAGAGGGCGGCTGCTGCCTGTGCTATCAGATTCGCTACCTGGGTAGACAAAGTGAGCATAAATTACAGCATGTATTCAGTATATCAACATTGGGATCCCCTAAAGACCTGTATTGTAGGACGTACCTATCCTCCAGAATTCTTTTCGTTTGTCAAAGACAGTCGGACCAGGAGCATGTTTGAGAATCTTGCTCAAGAGACCGAGGAAGATTATCAGCGGCTGATCACACTATTACAAAACAAGTTTGGAGTGAGTGTGTGGCGTCCTGAGTTCCCAGACGATCTCAACGAACTCTATGTCCATGGTAAATGGGTGCAACCACCCACAGCACCCAGAGACTATTTCCTCATGATCGAGGATCGATTCTGGGTGCCTGAAATACCCAACGCCAGCCATGCCTGGTCGGTGTTTTATCGCCAGAACAAAGAATCGTGGTGGCCCGAATTTGTCAGACCCAGAGACTTCTATGCTGAATGGCCTCAATATGCCAACGAGATACGAGAGCGGTTTGCCAGATTCCAAGAGGTGGATCAGGCACATCTCGATGGCAAACTGAACTTCTATCAGCACATATTCGATCACATCCGTGAGCAAGGCAATGAGATCGTGTATACGGATCTGGATTTCGTCAACGGCTGTTTCGTCAGCCGCATCGGACAAGATCTTTATTTCGCCACACAGACCTATCACGACGACAAACGAGCCATACTGGAACAGGTCAATGGTCTATTCCCACGCACCCGCAATCATGTAGTCAACTCCGGGGGGCACGGTGATGCTGTATACTGTCCAGTGACCCCAGGACTGATCATCAGCCTCAATGATATACCCACCTATGCAGATACATTCCCTGACTGGGAAGTGGTCTATCTGCCGCCGTCGAACTATGCACACATGCGAGAGTTTGAGTTTTCTATGAAACGCAACAAAGGCCGTTGGTTCATGCCCGGGTTTGAACAGAACCAGGATCTAATAAACATGGTGGACTACTACTTTGACGAATGGGTAGGACAGGTATCAGAGACTGTGTTTGATGTCAATATCCTGATCGTGGATCCCAAGAACATCGTGGTGTCCGCACACAACGATCAAGTGGAACAGGCCTGTGCCCGGCACGGCATCGAAGTGCATGTGTCACCGTTCCGTCACAAATACTTCTGGGACTGCGGTATACACTGCGTGACCAACGATCTCAACCGCCAAGGACAAAGGCAAGATTTCTTTCCAGGTCGCAGATGAACGATCTTTTTCCATCCTATGTTCCTTACTATTGCCAGGGACGGGTGGATCGTCTGATACAAGATCCTGAAGTTGTATACTGGTATCCTTGGTTGCGGGATCTGCAAGGTACCAATACATTCGCACATCTCAGTGCGGTATTCCCGGATGCTCCTCCACAGGGCTTTGATTATTACATACTCAACGGCAACGTGGGCATGACCGGATGGGCTGAACAGATCTATGATCATGTACAGCGTCCTATCTTCGTGTTGTCATTGCCCGAAGTTGATGGTTATCCCTGTGACCATCCAGACATACACTATGTTCCTTATACTCACTATCATCGCCTGGTCCAGAGGTTGCAAGACTGTCTCCCGGACTATGACTTCACTGTAGAAAAAAAGATCCAACACAAAGCCAGTGCCCTGACGCGGAGATTGACCGAAATCAAGATTGTGATCTTTACTGCCATGATGAGGTATCTAGATCCCAGTGATCGTTTGGTCAGCCTCTACGATGATCTTGAACTGAAAAATGTGCATGGATGGCAGCCAACCGGCGATGCCGTGATCGACAATCTGGTGCAGGAGTTCCGAGATCAATGGTTGGGCAAGACCATGACCATCGACCTCGACCAAGTCACTATGTTCAACCAAGACAATGTGCTACACGCAGGCTATCTCAATTCTGCACTGAATTTCACGCAGGAATCTTTCCACTACAGTTTCATGTACGACCAAGGACGAGAGTACATCGCACCTGGCCCATTCCTCACAGAAAAAACCTTCAAATCCGTCTTGACCTGCACTGCATTCATCCCGGCTGGACAGTATCATTCCTATCATTGGTTGGAACAGATGGGCATGCGATTTGACTACGGAGATCTGGATCTGTCGTTTGACCTAGATCCGGGCAACAATTCTCGTATGCGTCGACTGGTAGATCTGATCCAGAATCTGGGTGCATGGTCTGCCCAGGATATCTATGCCATGACACGTGACAGTACTTTGCACAACCATGCTGTCATGACCAGCGGACTGTTTGCCCAGAACTGTGACCGATTCAATCAGGGCAATCTGGATCACATGATACGGACTATACGAGGTTGACAGATACCCAAGACCGTTTTATAATCAAGCACAAGGAGATATTCACATGGATAACCGTAATTTTTCAGCAGAGCAAAAAGCCAAACTCACACAGATGATCAACGAAGGCATGCAGGTCATGCATGAAGTCGAGACCCTGAACGGTGGACTCAATGACACCATCAAGGCCGTGGCCGAGGAACTGGAGATCAAACCCAACATCCTCAAGAAAGCCATCCGCTTGGCACACAAGGCCGAATTCGGCAAAGAGCAACAGGATCATGCCCTGTTAGAAACCATCCTGACCACTGTGGGCAAGACTCTGTAATCCATGTTCCGGCATCATGTGGTCAATGACTGCATCACGTTTCTCAACGATCCTGGTCGCAATCGATGGTACAGAGACAACCTGGCCGCTCTGGTGCAGGGCCGCAGGGTTTTTGAGATCGGCTGCGGTGCGGGCATCATGGCCGCTTATGCTCTGGAATCTGGGTGTAGCCACTACTACGGCGTAGACATCAAATCCGATCGTGCTCGGTTTACATCCTCCATCCTGGATAGAATGGGATACCAGGGCCGGCATACTGTGTGGTGTGCGGATGCCTCGACCATGATCCAAGAGGATCTGCCCGTGGGAGTGGATGTCATCATCTGTGAGCAAACCGGGCATCAGATACAGAGCAATTTTACCATACAGCAGTTCTGGCAGAATCTGTATCCCATGATACCAAATGCTGTCAGCATACCAGATGCCTGGAGGCTGGATGCCCACATCTACGCAAGTCTGTTGGACAGCGATCTCCCGGAGTACCAACCTCGTGTGTTGCTGGCCGATCCATGTTTGCCTCGAGACTATCTGCAGGCCTTGGAGACCACGGATTTTGTACAGCCCTGCGAGGTCATCAAAGACGCACTGATTCTGACACCAGACACAGCACACAAAGATCTCGAGTTTGTGCTGGATCTATCCGACTATGCATCGGCCACTGTGGTCCTGCGAGACGGAATCTCTTTCCAGGACAGCCTGTGCCCCAGTTCCAGTGCCCTCACAGACTGGCCAGCACCGGTAAAAATCTTGATACCCGAGGCACGAGGACGATTCCGATTCCGGTGGGACACCCAAAAAAGACAACCCGGATTCGGGCGTGGATTCTGGACCTGGGAAAAATTATTTGGTTGACAATCTGCCAGAAATAAGTAACACTAACAAGAGTCGCTGGCTGAACCAGCATGTATCAAGGCACAGTGGGCCACAAGCCACAGAGGACAAATGAGCTACATCGACGCATTATTTGATCGTGATCACGATCGCATACACATCGTAGGTCGCCGATCTGGCGAGCGTTACTACGAAGAACATCTGGCAACATACACCTTCTACTACGATGATCCTCGTGGCAAGTTCCGATCGATCTATGGCACACCTGTGGCTCGGTTTTCCACTCGCAACTCCAAAGAGTTCCGCAAGGAAATGGCCATACAGAAAGGCAAGCGTCTCTACGAAGCCGACATCAATCCCATATTCCGTTGTCTCGAAGAAAACTATAAAGGCATAGATGCACCTCGGTTACACACAGCATTTTTCGACATCGAAGTAGATTTCGATCCCGAGCGTGGATTCAGTCGGCCCGAGGATCCATTCAATCCTATCACGGCCATTTCTGTGTATCTGGATTGGTTGGATCAGCTTGTGACCCTGGTCAAACCGCCACGTCACATGTCACGAGAAACTGCGGATGAGATCGCGGCAGAATTCCCTAATACCTTCGTGTTCTGGGAGGAACGAGATCTGCTGGATGCCTTCTTGAACATCATCCAGGATGCCGATGTGCTGTCAGGTTGGAACTCCGAGGGTTACGACATACCCTATACTGTCCAGCGTACCACGCGAGTGCTCAGCAAAGACGACACCAGACGATTCTGTCTCTGGGATCAGCTGCCCAAACAGCGTACCTTTGAGCGTTTCGGTGCTGAAAATATCACGTTCGATCTCATCGGCCGTGTGCATCTCGATTACATGCAACTCTACAGGAAATACACCTATGAAGAACGACACTCCTATAGCCTGGATGCCATCCTTGAATACGAAGAACTGGGAGGAAAAACCAAGTTCGAAGGTACCTTGGATCAGCTCTACAACCAAAACTGGAAAACCTTCATCGAGTACAACCGCCAAGACGTCCGCGGTCTTGCTGACATCGACAAGAAACTCCGGTTCCTGGATCTAGCCAACACCTTGGCACATGAGAATACTGTGCTGTTGCCCACTACCATGGGTGCCGTGGCGGTGACAGAGCAAGCCATCATCAATGAAGCCCATGAACGTGGCATGATGGTACCTGCGAGGAAAGAGCGACTCACTGATGAAGATACACAAGCCGCGGGTGCTTATGTGGCCTATCCCAAGAAAGGCATGCACGACTGGGTCGGCTCAATCGACATCAACAGTCTGTACCCAAGTGCGATCCGTGCTCTTAACATGGGCCCCGAGACCATTGTAGGACAATTGCGTCCTATCATGACAGATCGTTACATCGCAGACAAACAGCGAGGTGGTGCCAGTTTTGCCGCGGCCTGGGAAGGCTTGTTTGGCACCCTGGAATATACTGCCGTCATGGAACAGCAACGTGGCACAGAGATCACCATAGACTGGCAGGACGGAGAAGAATCTGTACATTCGGCCGCGGAAGTATGGCGTATGATTTTCGATTCCAATCAACCTTGGATGATGTCGGCCAACGGAACCATATTCACTTATGAAACCGAAGCCGTGATTCCGGGCCTGCTCAAGCGTTGGTATGCCGAACGCAAAGAGATGCAGGCCAAATTGAAAGAGTGCACCACCAAAGAAGATGAAGAATACTGGGACAAAAGACAGTTGGTCAAGAAGATCAATCTAAATAGCCTATATGGAGCTATCTTGAATCCCGGTTGCAGATTCTTTGACAAACGCATCGGCCAGTCGACCACGCTCACGGGTCGTGCCATCGCCCGACACATGGACGCCCATGTCAACGAGTGCATCACTGGACGCTACGATCACACCGGCGATGCCATCATCTACGGCGACACAGATTCGTGCTACTTTTCTGCTTGGCCGGCTGTGAAAGAAGAAGTGGAGGCGGGACGCATGGAATGGTCCAAAGAAATCGTGATCTCACTCTATAACTCAATCTCAGATCAGATCAATGAATCTTTTCCGGGATTTATGGAACAGGCTTTCCACTGCCCCAGAGAACTAGGGACTGTGATACGAGGCGGTCGAGAACTGGTAGCCGGCCGCGGTCTGTTTATCACCAAGAAACGCTATGCGGTATTGTACTATGACAAAGAAAACAAGCGTGTGGATATCAACGGCAAACCTGGCAAGGTCAAGGCCATGGGGCTGGACCTCAAGAGATCTGACACACCCAAAGTGATCCAGGACTTTCTCAGCGAGATACTTGACGATGTGCTACAAGGCATCGGCCGAGACGAGATCGTGGAAAAAGTACGTGAATTTAAATATTCTTTCTCGGAACGTCCGGGATGGGAAAAAGGTTCGCCCAAGCGTGTGAACAATCTCACCCAGTATTCCAAGAAAGAAGAACGTGAAGGTCGTGCCAACATGCCTGGTCACGTGCGTGCGGCCATGAACTGGAACACTATGCGACGGATGAACGGTGACAATTATTCCATGCAGATCGTGGACGGTATGAAGACCATTGTGTGTAAACTCAAGAGCAATGCATTGGGGTGGACTTCGATCGGATATCCCACTGACGAATTACATCTGCCGCAGTGGTTCCGAGATCTGCCGTTTGATGACGTCGAAATGGAAGCTACCGTGGTAGATCAAAAACTCGATAACTTGTTGGGCGTGCTGGACTGGGATCTCGCTAGTGCTACCAATACCGACAACACTTTCCAGACACTGTTTGAATTCTGATGAAACTGAGCCAACTGGTAAAATTTAAACAACTGCTTTCTGAACTGTCAGTGCGACATTCAGCCGACATAGCACATTCTGAGTTAGGGGACATCGTGCAACGTGTGGCCGGTTATGAATTGCAATTCGGAGAGTTCACACCTAGATTGATGGACAACTTCGATCGTGTGAATCGTGAATTTTCTGCATTCCAAGGTACCGTGGACGATCTCTTGGAAGACATCACCGAAGTCATTGCCAGCCAAGAGTCCAGATACTTTGCCAACAGTTACGATCTCTATAGAGATCTCATGCCACACGAGACCGACGAATACATCCTGAATCGCAGATTCGGAGAGATCACCGAAGATGTCTATAATTTCTTGCACTCTCGCATCCACAAGTACGATTCCTGGCAGCATGCCGGCATGATCATACGCCCAGGATTAGAAACTTTTATCGACAGCATGGTAGCCTGCGATCCCATGTATCTTGTAGATATCAGGCATGAACTGTTACAGCCTACCCTGGATCGATTCCAAGATCCGTACCGTCGCCGCCTGCGTCCTTATGTGGTCAAAGAAGAACAGGATCAACCCATACTGGGCAAACTACCAGACGGTCAATTTGGGTTCGTGCTGGCCTATAACATATTCAATTTCCGACCTTTTGAAATGATAGGAAAATATCTCACCGAGATCTATCAGAAACTGAGACCGGGTGGTACTTTGGCCATGACCTACAACAACTGTGACCTAGCACACGGTGTGGTGTTGACAGAGCTCAACTACATGTGCTATACTCCAGGTAGACTGGTCGAACAACTGGCACGACGCATAGGTTATGAGATCACTTTCAGATATGACACACATAGTCCTAACACCTGGCTGGAAATCACCAAACCCGGTACCGCCCAATCCATCAAAGGCGGACAGGCACTGGCAGCAGTAACCCCGAAATCATCAACTTAACGGAGACCATGAATGAGAGATTATCTTTTAGATTTAGTAGAACACACTTTCGATCTGGGCTGTATTGATCTTGTCAAGATCACAGGCACAGACAAAGAAACAGTGATCAGCGGCATCGCCGAAGATCGATCAGTGGTCGTGGAAGGACGATTCCTAGCCCCGGTACCAGAGTTCATCGGTACTTTCGGCATGCCCAATCTCAATAAACTGAAAATCTTACTAAACCTCGCCGAGTACAAAGAAAATGCCACTATCACTGTCAAGCGACAGGATCGCAATGGGGTAGATTCGCCCGTGGGCCTACACTTCGAGAATGCTGCCGGCGACTTTAAGAACGACTACAGATTCATGGCATCCGAAATCGTGGCAGAAAAACTCAAGACCGTGAAGTTCAAGGGTGCCAACTGGAACGTGGAATTTGAACCCACAGTGGCCGGAGTGCAACGTCTCAAGATGCAGGCACAGGCCAACAGCGAAGAGATTAACTTCCAGGTCAAGACCGATGGTGACTTGCTGAAGTTTAACTTTGGTGATCATAGCACACATGCCGGCGAATTTGTGTTCCATGCTGGCATCTCTGGTGCACTGAAACGAACATGGGCATATCCAGTACGCCAGGTGATCTCGATCTTGGATCTTACCGGTGACAAGGTCATGAAGATCTCTGACGATGGTGCTGCCATGATCGCTGTGGATAGTGGTCTTGCTGTTTACAACTATATCCTTCCAGCACAAAGCAAATAATGACCAAAAAACACATTTGGCCTGTATGGGCCGTGGCTGTATTAACAACATGGTTATACCTGATCTTAACCGGTCCGGGTTTTGCTTTGTACGAGACACATTGGTTGTATGCGTTCATGATGATTTTTGGAAGTGCTGTGGCTGGATTTACACCCGAAGGTGGTGGTGCTGTGGCATTTCCTATCTTGAGCTTGTATTTCAACATACCACCCACAGCCGCTAGAGATTTTAGTCTGGCCATACAAAGCATAGGCATGGTGTCAGCGGCCATATGGATCCTGACCCGCAAAGGACATGACCTACGCACATTTAAACACATACCATTTTATGCGGCAGTGAACATGTTAGGTTTTGTGATTATGACAGCCATGGCAGGTGCCATAGCATTCAAAACCATACAGATGTTGTTTGTGAGCTTGGCTTTGGCATTTATCGTGGCTTACCTGGTCAGTCGCGGTCGTGGAACTCAGGATGATGTAGAGTTAAAAGGTTCAAGATTTGTCACATTCAGCATATTTTCATTCATAGGTGGTTGTGCGGCAGCCATGTTTGGCACAGGGTCAGACATGTTGATCTACATCGCGTTAACCTGCTATTATGGCATGAAAGAAAAGGTCAGCACCGACATCAGCATCGTTCTCATGGCCGTGATCACTGTGTTTGGTATTGCTTATCGTAGCCTGTTCTTGGATGCTGTTCATCCAGATGTTTACTTGATGTGGTTGGCCGCGGCTCCTGTGGTATTGTTCTTTGCTCC